TTAATAACGTGTTGCTTCTGCTTCGATTGAATTGCATCGACCAGTACAACTGATTTGAGAGTCTTCAAGACTGTGTGATAATTCTTCATAGTAAAACTTATCAAGAACGATGTCTTCATTTTGATAAGATCCTGAACCCGTACATACTGGGACATTATTTAACTCAATAATAACACAGTAAGGATCACAAATATCATCTGCTGCTGAGGTCCATTCTGATGCTGGGCCTGTGCGTTTCAGTACATCCTCTACTGTTGGTACTATTCCACCGGTACCAGATGCTGTGATGTAGTCCCATTCAAAGGCGAATGTTACATCCATTGGCTCCTCATCGTCATTCTTAACAGTATTAAGAGAACCACGATTGAGCCTAAACATCCGTGTCTTCTTCTCGGTATATTCAATGTTGCCTTCACCGACAGTAACATCAATCTTACGACCTAAGAAGGTGACTGATCCAGTAGAAGCTGTAGCTGTACCTAGACCTGCTGTTAGAACGATCTCGGTTGTTGAACCACCAAGAATACCTGGTGTGGTTGTACTGATTGCATAACCAGTACCACCAGTTAAGTTGGTGGCATCAAGAACCATGTCATCCTGAACACCCTCAAGATCACCACTGAATGTGAAAATCAAATCACCATCAGTATAATCTGTGATTTCGGCGGTTACTGCTACGGAACCATTTGGAATGGAATCGATGGCTTCAAGAGCCAGTTCGACCTCAGCAATTGTTGCATCCCAAGCAATAGTTCCTGTTTCATCACCATCGAAGGTGAGGGTATAAGTGCCACCAGTAGGTTCACCGGCTGCGGTGGTTGTTAGTGTTTGAACCGCATCAGTTCCACCTGCCAAAGTTCGTGAAGCAACAACATACTCTTCTGTGTCAGATCCGAACTTAACACCAGCACCAACTGGTACTGTAATAGTACAGTCAGTCAGAGCAATATCTGTCTCTGCTACTGGTTCAACATCAGTTGATAATGGTGTTGCGTCACCATTATCAAACCCGTCACGAATGTAAAAGTTTACATTTTTTAGATCAATTAGAGCCATTATTTATTCCTTGATTACCATTTGTAGTGTTGCAGACACAACACCTTGTATTATTCGAGTATCTTCACTAACTTGACCAAACGAGTTAGATTCAGTTGGTTGTCTTTGTATTCTTAATGTACCTAAAATTGTACCATCATCGTAAGATTGATTACCGTATTTATAGATACATATGTCGTCAAATGCGACTTCCAGAGCACCAGCTACGTCTTCAGCCCTGTGTGTATTCTCTGGTACAATATGTACAGAGAATGTAACGTCTATATTTACCTCAACTTTGAAGTTGTTTTTACTTATCTCTGTAGTGTGTAGACCAGAAACTCTTGTTTCTAGAAACGAGTTAGTTTCGCCAGTATCGTCACTACGACCAGCAACGTAAGCATAAAGATTATTATCATTAGCAACCTCGGCGAAGTGTTTTGTCACAGAAGCATAAACCCATCTATTCCAATACTTACGCATTTGTCACCCCTTGTGTTGGTGATAGTATGCTAGAAATGTCCGGCTGTAATGGGTCTATGTATGGTGATCCTTTGATGTTTTTAACAGTCACAAGTCTGATAGTATCAAGTTCATATTCTCTGATCTTAGATACTCTCCAAGATAGACTATCAAACAGTATGATGTCATTGATTTCAACACCAAATATTTTAATATCTTGATAGTCTATTACCAATTCTCTTTCATCTTCTCTGATTTTAGTATCTTTGTCCGTACTTAATTCAGTAGGTAGCAAGATTACTTTTCTTATAATCTTAAAAGATGTTGTTATCTTTTCTACACCTGTTTCGAAGTTATAGTTAGTTGCATCGGGTCTACATAATGTTATACTGAACCCGGTAACTTTCTTTAGCTGATAAATTAACTTTCTTATCGATCGGGTTCGTTTTCTCTGCATTATGTTACCCTATTAAGTGCCCTATAACCATAGATACGACAATAGCTACGCACACAGAGTATACACCAACAGCAGCTTTTGATAGAAGTTTACCACGTTGCTCCACTCTGTCTAGTCTTACCCCATGCCCTGGCTTATTCGGGTCACTTGGATCACCCAATACGGCTCCAGCTATCCTATCGACCTGCTCTTTAAGGTGTCCCAGTGTTAACTCTATAGCACTTTGATCCATCATATGTTTCCTTAAAAAACCACCGAGGCCCTTGGTAGGGCCCCGGTTAAAGAAATTACTTAGCCGAGCATGATTGCTCCGCGATCCTCGTCTAGTACCTTAACACCTGCAAGCATGTCTACAGTGCAAAGGTAACCTGTGCTACGACCTTCATAAGTGATAGTAACACGAAGTGCTAGGTTATCAACTACGGCTGTGAAGGACTGGGCGAGCCCACCCTGTACAACCTGTAGTGGTCGGCTGACCAAGGTGACAGCACCCTGATCGAAGGCGAAGCAGAATTCACCTGCTGGTCCGTAGTTAACTATGTCGTTGTTCTCACAAGCCTCGACCAAAGGACGATCCAAGCGGATGTACCAAGTTGTACCAGCGGTAACAACTTCAACGTCAACAATACCGTACTCACCTGTTCGAGCAACACCACCAGATGTGGTGAAGGAAGTTAGCTTGCCAACTTCTGGTGCCTGTGTACCATCGACACGGATCTGCTCAACATAACCAATTGGATACGAGGTAGTTCCTGTGTGACCGGCGAGATCGACTGTACCTTCTGTGTAATAGGTAGGAAGATCATCGTCAGCCAAGGCTACACGTAGTCCCTGGTCAATACTGATTTCTGTTGCTGCTACTGCTGTTATACGATAGATTGCAACATCATCTTCGAATGTTAGATACTGACCAACATTGTAAACACCAGTTGCATCGGTTGTTACAGTAATGGCTGTTGCACCAATAACATGAGCACCATCAATTGAACCAGCAGCACCTGTGGTAATTAAAGTACCAGCCTGTAGATTTGGATGTGGTGCATGGATGCTCTTGTAAATGTCGAAGCCATCACGACGTGCGACCTTTGCATCAATAATGGCTGAGCCACCATCATCAACACGCTCTGCTGACACATAAAGATCAATGCGTTGCATACGCATGAAGACTTCGTTGGTAACAACAAGGTTACGACCACCTTCTGGTACTAGGTTGTCACTTAGTACCTTTCCGGTTTCTGTAATATCGGTACGTGTATCATCTGTACCAGTTGGACCACCAACCTTACCAACCTGACTAGCACGGAACTGCCATAGCTGATTGAGAAGCATCTTATCAATACGTTCTGCAAGGCTCTTTACGGCAGGTGTGATGTAGTTGGCTAGTAGATCAAATGCTGACATGCTCATATCGGCATCAGCGATGATGAATGAGGTATAGATGTACTGATCAAGTGGAACAGTGATGTATTCAGCTGTTGCGTCTTGAATCACAACATCATCAGTTGTACCCTTTGTCTGGGCGGTGAACTTACCGACCTTACGGGTTTCAACAAGGTTACCCTTTGACTTGACTTCGTTCTTGAAATCAGTATTCACTAGGTAAGGCATGACAATATTGGCGTTAAGTGTTTCCACTGCCTTAACGGCCATAACGGATGGAATCCAGGCACGCTTGTTGGTGCCGAAGTCATTGTCAAAGTAAGTGTGTGATAGTGTGTAAAGTAAATTCACTTCGTTCTCCTGGTTAAATTAAGTTAAAAGCTCTGGGTGTTTCTTAGTTAGTTCAAGAAACTTTTCGGGGTCACTTGCTGCTAGTTCTTCAATATTCAATTCTTCTGTGTCGGTACTAGCTGATCCACCAGACCCAGAAACCTTGTTACTGCGGAATAGATGAGCCCATCGTTTCATCTTGCTCATCTTCCCAACTGCTTGCTGTGGGTCCATTTCCACAATAACAGCTTTTCCATCTCCATCAACGTCTGAGAATTTGACAACAACATCAAATTCACCAGTTCCCTTACCAATATCGTCAGTAAGTTCTTTCAGAATTGTGCTTGTTCCAAGAGCATTAAAAATGTCTTCAGAGTGGTATGGCTTTTCTTCATTACCATTTGCTGCTGTAAGAATTGAATTTTTAATGCGTGTTTGCGTATACTTTTGTTTCCACTCTTTGCCTTCCTCTGCGAGTGCGGCTACCTTTTCATTGTAATCTTGCTCTTTTCGCTCAACAGCAGCCTTAGCACGTTCCTCTGCTGTCATAGAAGCTTCTCGTAGTGCAGTAACCTGCTCCTCTAACTCAGTCTTCTGTTTCTGATTTAAGCTAGATGTGTGTTGGATTTCTTCCAACTGTTGAGCTAGTTTAGTTCTCTCAGTTTGATACTTAGCCTGTTCTTCACTTAGCATTGACTGAACTTGTTCAGGAGTGAAAGTTTCTGGCTTGTTGGCGTTATCGTCACCACCATCACCATCACCATCGTTATCAAAATAAGTAAATACTGGCTCGTAATTAAAATAAAACATCTGTTTCCTTTATACTCTGTAAAGTGTAACCGACCCTGGTTTGGCTAAATAATACCGTAAAAATCTCCAAGCATACGCACTTGGTATTCCTGACTGAAAATGCTCAGGTACCCCATTATCTCTGGAGTAGTTAGTCCTGATTGCTGAGAATGATTCACTAGAAACGGCTAAGTTCTCTTGTTCGAACTCTGGGTCGACGCCATCTAGTAATGCAAATGCACTTTCATACCCAGCATTTTTTATGTTATCCGGTACTGTTTCAGATCCATCTGCTTCTGTACCGTAGTATCTAGGGAAGACAGTTCCTTCTGTCACTTCATTGCCTCTGAATTTAAGAAGATCAATTCTTGTTTGAGATTCATTCAGGGCTATAGTCTTATTAGCATCAGTTGCATCAGTCCAAGCGTCAATGTGCAATCTGTTGGCAAAATAGATTTCAGCATCAGCTAGTGTTCCATACATTTTAGATCCTTAATCATCAACCATAAGAATGTCATACCCACCAACAACACCCATTGCTGCTGTAACTGAGGAACATTCTAGTCTGATGTCTGTTTTTTCTGGTAGTGGTCCAGCAGGAATACCATACTCATATTGCCACCAAGACGAACCAATTGATGTACATGATATTTGTCCTTTTGTCGCCCAAGCACCGTTTACACCATTGTTTGCTTTTGCTCTCCACTTGAACTGGGCAGCTTCACCACTTTTATCGTTATCGGATATGCCAACATAGCCTTTAATGAAGTAACCTGTTTTACCATTAGGAATAGTATAAATAGCCTGTTGAGTTTGTCCATCACCGGCAGAAATATAAGCAGCAGTGTCTCCTGCTGCACCATCTTGTTCTATTGTTATGTTTCCATAATTAGTGTTCCATTCGCCCGCTGTAACAACAACAGCACGGTGTATTCTGAGGTATGTATTTTGTAGGTCTACTGGGTCTTGACCATCCAGCTCAACTGTTTCACTGATTTCATCCCAATTAGAATCAAGACCAAATACCATAACTGTTTTAGCACCAATACCTGATGCAAACTCATCTTGTGTAGCACTACTTACAAGTTCCATAGCTTGTGCTGTTAATGGATAAAAAGGATAAGTACCAAGTCCTGCCCAAACATCAGATAAATTAGTGGCTACTGGGTTGTGGCCGAACTTATTCACTGCTGAATGTCCAGGAATGTTTCCTTTTGCTACTTCAAGATAGAAGTCTTTTGTCATTGTTCTAGACATTACCACCACCCCTCAATTGAATCGTATGTGATTATCATTGAATCACCATCTAGTAGATCAAAATTAGAATTCACACCTATTAGTAGCTCGCTACCATTTGGTGACACAGTTAAACTGTTTCCAGAACTACCAACATTGATTATTTTATAAGTTGTTCCATTGATACCTGCTGGTAGTGAAACAGTAAATGCTGCTGAATCTGTATCACAGAAAACAACGTGGTCTGTATCATCTAGTATTTGTGTTGTAGTGTACCTAGAGGTATTACATATCCTACCACTCGTATTAACTAATTTTCCTGTAGTTAATTCTTGACCATTAAGATCAACGCTCTTATCTGCACCGGTATATGGTACTAAATTTTCGGCAAGACCACCCAGGTACATGTCGTCGCCATTTTGTAACTGTCTAATAATACCATCTTTAA